CATACATTAAAGATCTTTCAATATTCTTTTCAAATTTAGTAATAGTCATTGAATCAACTTTATAATCATCTGGATATCTAAATCTTCTATAAAATGCTTTTTCTTCAGTATTAATATTTGCACCACTAGAAATATAATCCATCCATCCTTCAAAAATACTTAAAGATGTATAGTCTTCATCAACATAAAAAGTAAAATCAATATCAGTGTATAATCTAGTATGAGCGAACTCCTGAGGAATACCCATAAAATTATCTTTTACTTCTCCTGTCGCAAATGCACTGGCAGGTAATGATGCATCAGAACACATAATTCCAACATCTCTAGATAAGAAATTATCAACATTATCAATTCCATTTGATTTAAGATAATCTGATATTGTTTTTCTTAGAGTTGAAAAATGAACCTGATATTGATTCGTTAACGACAGCTTGCCAAGTTTCTCCTTGACTTCTGACATCGTTATTCTTTGTACTATACCCTTTGCCACTCTAAATACCTTACGAGTCTTATATTATTTCTATTTAGATGGCTTATAAAGGAAAATTCAGACCAAGCATTCCTAAGAAGTATAGAGGTGATTATACCAATATAATATACCGTTCTTTATGGGAACTTAAATTCATGAAATATTGTGATACTAATCAAAATATTTTAGAATGGGGAAGTGAAGAATTTTTCATTCGTTATATATCTCCAATAGATAATCGTGCCCATCGATACTTTCCAGACTTCTACATTAAGGTACGAGAAAATAATGGACAAATTAAAAAATATGTAATTGAAATAAAACCAAAGAAACAATGTATAGAACCAAAAGTGCAAAAAATAAAAACTAAATCATACATTCGTGAGGTATGTGAGTATGCAAAGAATCAAGCAAAATGGGAAGCAGCAACAGAATATTGTAAGGATCGTAAATTGGAATTTAAAGTCTTAACAGAGAACGAACTAGGTATCAAGTAATGGCAGATAGAATCGATGATGCAAAACAAGAAATACTTAGTGCAGTAAGTCCTGATGATAGGATGCTAGAAATCCTAGAGATATTATCAGAAACAGAATTAGTTCCAGAGTCTGGTAAGTATTATACATTTGTTTATCAACCCAAAACACCTAATATAGAGTATGACGAATTTCCTCTAGTAGCAGTTACTGATATTTTTCAATGGGGGTTTAGAGGTATCAATTTTCATTGGGGTGGATTTAGACAATATACATGGGATGAGGTAATAGGACAGTTGCATATTGTATCTAATGAAGAGATACAATCGTTACGTGGAATACCTTATGCGAAAATGCGTCTAAATAACTAATAATTAGCAAAATAGGTCGATAATGTCAGGAAGAGTAAGAGCAAAGAAAAAATCAGATGCTCAACGAAAGGAAAAAAGTAGAATACTTAATATCCAAAAAGAACAAGAACGTCTTCTAAAAGAATCTGGTCTTGATAATAAAACTAAAGTTATAAATTCTTCACAATCTTTATCAAATTCTCAGCAACGTTATAAACAAAAAAATGCTGAAGAAACAGGTTTATCTTATGGGGTTTTAACTCCAGCACAATTAAAAGCAAAATATGGAGAAGCTGATGATTCAGGTGATGCAATGGATGGTGGTGGTTCATTACCAGACAAACAAGAACAAGATCAAAGTAAAAAATATAATACAGGATCACTTCTTCAGAATCAACAAGCACCAATAAGAGCAAGAGGTGGAGTATTAAGATATCCGTTAGAAGCAATGACGGATTCTACAGACTATCTACAAATTGATATTGTAGAATACTCAGCAATAGGAGAACAAAATAAAGCACGAAGTGGTGTTGACACTCTTGTATCATTACCAGGAAATAGAAGAAATAGTATCAATAGAACTAGACTTCCTAAAGGTGTATCAAACAAATCATTAGTAAATAAAGGAACTGTATTATTACAGATACCAGCAAACATTCAAGATGGAAATTCAGTAAACACTGGTGATTCTAAAATGAATAGTATTGTTGGTGCTGCATTAGGTGCAAGCACAAGTTTAATGACAGATGTAGGTACTGCACTTGGCACTAAAGCTCCAGAAGGTTCAAATCGTTTAGCAGAAGCAGGAAAAGCTGCTACAAATGTTATACAAGGAGCACTAGGTGATTCTGGTGCAAATACTGAAAATATTAGAAGTCTTATTACTAAAAAATTAGCAGCAAGTGCAGTTAATGCATTAGGTGGTAATGTAACAATGAATCAACTATTAGCCAGACAAGACGGAACAATATTTAACCCAAACATGGAACTGTTGTTTAATGGTCCTACATTAAGAAACTTCAGGTTCTCATTCAAAATGACTCCAAGAGGTAAAAAAGAAGCAGAACAAATAAAATTAATTATGAGAACCTTTAAAATGAACATGGCACCTAAAGTAACTAGTGGTGGTCCTAATCTATTTTTAAAGACACCTAGTGTATTTGAATTAAGATATAAATCAGGAAGAAGGGATCATCCATTCCTCCATAAATTTAAACAATGCTTCTTAACAGATATATCAATCAATTATACTGGTGAAGGAGTATATGCAACATATGAAAATAAAGAACCAATTTCTATGATTATGGATTTAACATTTAAAGAACTTGAACCAATCTATGATATTGATTACTTTGATAAATATGGATTCGATGCAGACAACACAGTAGGTTATTAAAAATGGGATATTTCAGAGAACTACCAAATTTACTTTATCAATCATTCTTACCGTCCAAAAATTCCTCTTTGGACTACATTGAAGTAAAAAATATATTTCGTAGATCCAAAGTAAGAGATGATCTACAAAATATATTTACTGTTTTTGACAAATATGAAATACCCGATGAATTCCGTCCCGAAACTGTAGCAGAACAATTCTATGGTAGTGCAGAATTAGACTGGGTTGTTTTAACTACTGCTAATATAATAAATGTTAGAAATGATTGGCCACTTTCTAATAGAGATATATATGACTTTGCACTTGATAAATATGGAAATGAGTTAAATGAGATACGTTACTATGAAACAAAAGAAATTAAAGATAGTAATGGAAAATTAATTTTACCAGAAGGTAAAAGAGTTAACTCCGATTTCTCAATTAGATTTTATGATACTAATCAATATGTTACTAAAAGTGGATCTAATGTTGTATCTGGTATTTCAAATTATACACATGAACTTAATTTAAATACTAAAAAAAGAGAAATATATTTACTAAAAAGTGAATATCTACAACAATTCTTAAATGACTTTAGAGATGTAATGGTATATGGTAGATCATCTCAATATGTAGATGACGACTTAATAAAAACAGAAAATACTAATATTACAATGCCATACTAAAAAAGGGGTCGTAAGACCCCTTTCTTGTGTTATTCAGCAGCGAGTTTCGCAAAATACGAAAGTGCTTCGTCATCATCATCCGTACTAGACGGAGTAGGTGTTGATTTAACAGCAGCAGTTACTAACTGTTCTGCTTCACCTCTATCACTATCCTCATCAATAGTTTCTGGATCTTGAGTAACTTTCTTATTACCAAGAACATAACTTAGACGAGTCTTAAGTTCATCATAGGACTTAAACTGATCTGCAGCAACAAGTTCTGCAAGAGAGTGCTCTTTCTTCCAGAGTGCTTCTAATGCATCATCATCACTATCCTCTAGAAGAGGACTTACAGCAGCGAACTCAGAAGAGTCATAGTTACGATAACCAGCAACATTCTTTGCCTTCAACTTGAAGTTAGCACCTTGCCAGAAATCGAATGGATCGATTGCTTCCTCATCCTCAAACTCAGGCTGCATTGCTGCTGTGAGTTTATCAAAGATCTTCTTACCATACTTGTATAAGAAAGTCTTACCTTCATTCTCAGGATTAGCAGGATCCTTTACAACATAGATGTTACTAATATATGTAAGTTTACGCTTCTGCTTACGTGCGGTTTCTTTACCTGCATCTGTTCCATTGTTCCATAGAGTAGTATTGTACTCAGAAACTGGATCTTTACCACCAAGAGTAGTAAGAGAGTTCTCAATATACCAACCACCAGGACCTTGGAAGGCATGGGAGTATAGTTTTACAAATGGTAAATCTTCACCATTAGGAGCAGGAAGGAAACGGATAACGGCATAACCATTACCACCTTTATCACATTCTAGTTTCCATAGACGATCATCGCCTTGTCCACCATTATTATTCATTTTTTCGACTTCTTTCACAAGTTTTTGTGTAAGAGAGCCTAGTTTTGATTGCTTTTTAAGATTAGCAAA